AAACCTGTTGGCTTTGTCTGGATCTTGTAAAAGGCTTTCTATCTGCCTTTTGCTGCCCATTAAAACCTTTTTAATGGTGTCTATTCTTGGGTTTAAAACTTGATTACTCATAACTGCTTCCTATTATTGTGAAAGGTTTTTCTAGCTTTCTTGCTAAGTAAAATTGCCTGTCTGTTAACAGGTCTTTAACAAAATATTCGGCTTGTTCAATCCAAGCCGGGTCTATCTGGACAATGCGAACCATGTGACCAGGGCCGGTGTTTACAAAAATCAGATAACTTCCGCCTACTGGCTTACCCAATTTACGCCTAACGATGTTTCTTAATGCCGCCGCCCAATGGTAGAGGTATTTTTTAATATGGGCTTCTAGCGTCCGGTTGCTAAAATCCTTAGTCCCTAAAGTTATTGTTTTTAAGTCATAATCGTCGCCCGTTTCTTCATAGTCAATATCAATTCGGCATTTAAGTATCAAACCTTCATAATCACAAAACAAAGACCTTTCTTTAATTCCTTTATTAACAATATCACCTGCTATAGCGAGAACATTTGTTGTCATTTTTTGAGCGCGGTCATAATCCTCTGACTCTACTGCTATTTTGTTTCCAATGGATTCTATAAATTCATTTTCTTTGTTTTTTCCGGAAGTGGTGCGGCGGTCGAACTTTGGCATAACCACATATCGGCTACCTATTTCATTGGGTTCTAAAACCATTGTATGAACCAAGCTGCCAAAATTTAGGCTGTTTGTTTGTGGCGCAAATAGCTTTCTATTGTCATAATGTTTATTTGATTCCGCTAAATAAACCAATGAACTTCCGCTAATACCGTCTAAAGAATGGTAATGATCATTGCTTATAAATGCGCCGGTTGCGCCTAATGCCAAACATTCTTTTATGGTAGGCTCGGGTAATTCTTCAAAATCCCAATTAACAGACATTTGTTTTCACCAATGCGTCTTTTAATTTTGCTGTCAATTGACTTTCAAAATGCGTCTTAACCGCTTCGCTTGATATGCGTTCGGATACGGTGATTTCAAAAACAGCTGTAATTGTCACTGTTTTTTTGCCGTTTTTTATAGGTGCTTGTTCTTCCAGCCGTTCACGTTCGGAGCGTTCGTTGGCTTCCCTAATGCGGTCGAGTTCGGCTTTCTGTTCCTGTGCCAAGCGGTTGGCTTCAGCTTGTTGTGCGGCTAAAGCATCATCAACTGACTTCTTCCTGATGGCTTCCTGTTCGGCAATTATTTTGGCTTTGGCTGCTTCCATGCGTTCTACTTCTGCACTAACCATTATGGTTAGGCTTTTTTCAAAAACGGCACGGTCGGGGTCATGGAACACCACGCCAATATATTCAGGCGTGAACGGGGTAGATATGCCAGCGCGGTGGCAAGCTAGCTCAACCGTCATTGTCCGGGCTTCTATTTCGTTCTGCCAAACCAAGTCGCTTTGTGCTATGTTTTCTATTAATGCCTTGGTTGAGGCGGTGAGGTTGCCTTTGTCGGTAAGGAAAGATTCCTTGATGTCGTTGATTTCGCCAAACCGGAACGCCAGCTTTACGCCTTTGTTATCCCATGCCAGATCAAGGGCTTCATTCACGATGCTCCGCACTTCTTCCAGCCGTTCAGCCTTTTTTTCTTCAAACTGGCTGATAATATTTTTACGGTTTGTTTGCAATGCAGACACCATGCATTTTGTGATGGTGCGGTTCTTGGTGGCCTGGTCGGTTGCGGCCTTGTAAATGGCGGCGGCGGTTTTGTCCAAGTCGGTGGCGAAACGGTTGATGGCGGTTGCATCCGCTTTCATGGCCTTTTCGCCTTCCGTGGTGATCGGATAGACAAGCTTGTTTGTAAGCTCTATCTGTTTTTTTATGGTTTCCAAAGTGGCAGGGCTGTAAAAATCGCCGTTAGGAACTATGAGTTGTTTGTTTAAGTTCATGTTTGTATATGTTATGTTTTTGATAGTGTTAATTGTTTCTTTATTTTCCGAATTGCAGTTAATTAAGCCGCTTCCAAGGCCGCCTCAAGTGCAGCGTCATGGATGGCGTTGAATGTTTCGCTTTCACAGTCAATGGCCCAAAAGATGTCAATGCGGTTTTCGCCGTCAATCCAGATAATTTGCTCAATAGAGATTGAGCAATCATCAATTGCCTGTAAGCCGTTTGTTATGTCCGCTGGTTCAAACAGCGGAATGTAATGTACTTCGATAGTGCGCCCGTTAAACTCAATAAAACAGATTTCAGAATCATAAACAATTTCGCTCATTGGTTTTGCTCCCCTTGTGGGTCTGATTCGATAAGGGGCATATCAAGCAATGCATGGGCAAAAACCCATGAAAAGGCCGCGTATACTAAAATTGCGCCCATGATTTTTAACAGCGGTTTGACTGATGGGTTATTGCTTCTGGTCATGATGCTTGCCAGTTGGGTTATGGCATTGAAAGGAACTGCCTTGCAAGAAGGCAGTGAGTTTTTTCTTTTTTGTTCATTCTGGGAATGGGCCAATGGTTTTTTTCCTCTGGAAAGCGCCTGTTCAAAGTCCGGTAGTTCTTTTCAATTTCTTTCTTGAACTTCAATGCCAGTGTTTTTTTGTACATTAAAAAACCCTTTACTTTTGTTTCATGATTCGGAAACAACGGATGGTTTTGCCGTAAATACCGTGCATAAGATTCGCTTTTTCCCAGCAAGTGTGCGAATTCTTTGATGTTTATCAGTTCCATAATCCCTCCAAAAAATGCCCCCCTTGCGAGGGGGCTAGGTAAGCCCTTTAGTTGGCTTGCTAATGACTCTCAACGAAAGCCATTAGAAAGCTGGTGCGGCATGGCATAAGGGGGCACCCCCTCTGAATCTGCCTAAGCCGGAAACGCGCTCGGACAGTGCCACCCGCACCCCCGGCAGTTACACGCCACTGCACGGTAGGCGCATGAAAACCTCCAACAGGAGTTTGTCACAAAGCGGGTCTGACTGGCTTGCCCCGCACCGTTCCGCGAAGGTTGCTGCTGCGTTGCCGCTTTGTTGGTAAATATTATTACAAATACGTTTGTCAAATGCAAGCATTATTTACAGCTTATTTGTATTTTTTTCGCCGCGCACAAAAAAGACGCTATAATGCTGCTCTATCAATCAATTGGGGTGTTTATGAGTCTGGAATCTGTTTTGATGATCGTGGCGATCGTGTCGTCGGTCATTGGCGTGTGTGTGCTGGTTGTGGTTGAACTGCATAACAAGGTTGAGAGCGAGGCCGAAGGCGTGAAGCATCACATTGTCCATGCGTTTGACAATATTGAAGATGTCGTAAAGGATGAGGTAAAGAAGGCGGTGGCCAGCATCAATAGCGAATTGTGGGATGCCACGTTAAGCACGTTGCCGGACAAGCCGAAAGACGATAACGAAAAATAAACGGATGCCATCATCCATTATTACAAATTGTTTGTAACGTTTATTGTAAATAGATTTCTTGACATTAAACAAATACATTTGTAAACTAATTACTATGAAAGCAATTGAAAAATTCTTAATACATTTTAATGGCAACCAGTCAAAGGCCGCCGCGTCGTTGGGCAAAAAACAGCAGAACGTGTGGCACTGGCTCAACAAGTCCGATATGCCTTTGGAATACGTGCCAAAGGCGGCGGAAATCATGGGCAAGCGACCTAGCTTTTTGCGACCTGACATTTTTAAAGATTAACCCTCCCCATTAGCCCGCTCCGTGCGGGCGTTTTTTTAGGATTTTTATGGAAAACGAGAATGAATCCATTATTAAATGCACGAATGAATGCACAAAAGCGGACGCCTGCATCCTTGCGGTGGCTGCGGGTGTGGTGCTTATTGTGGTTGTGGCACTTTTCAACCTGTTTAAGCTGGTTTGGGAGGTTACGGCGTGCCTGCGGTAAGAAAATTTAACGCCTTTAGGCGCAAGGATGATAGGGGTTTTGTCCAGACCCGTGCAATTGTGGGTAATCGTCAATTTGTCGCCGCGCTAGATGAACTGGGCAATGAGATCACCGGGTTGTTCATGTGTCCGGGCGGGATTGTGTTGTCCGGTGACGGGCTGAGGATTTTGGCGGCGGGTAAGGGCGTGGCGTTCAGTATTGACAGCCATTATCCGGTTTTTGTGGTGGAAAGACATAGACTATCGGAAACAGATGAGAATTTACTTGCATAAAAGGAAGGTGGCCCATTCCATGCTGTCTGATGAGTTACGCCACAAGCCCGCCAACAAGACCCAAGCCCGTGCGGAACAAGACGCACGGAACGCGGAATATTACGCAAGGCTGGCGAGCGGTAAAATCAGGGAAGAGCCTATACCAAGGCTGGTTAATAACCAAGTGACAGTTGCCGAACCCCGAATATGGGGATTTTCTTGGTAACAACCATTTTGGTGACATAACCGATATGGTTTGACCATGTCGCGCATGTCCTCGAAATGGTCAAAAACGCCGCCGCACCATGATAGCGGCCCCGCATTGGGTAAGCGGGTGATGCGGATAATTTCCGACGGTTAGGGATAGCCCGACGGGGCGACAAGCACGTTTCCGACCGTGTTTCCTTAATTGATTTAGTTGGAGTTAAATCGGAATGACAAATGAAATGGTTTAAGCACTTATCGACAGCAAGGAACGACGAAAAAATAGCCAGGCTTGAGGATGTGGCGGGTTTGGAAGGGTATGGGTTCTATTTCAAAATTCTTGAAATTATAGCCGAACAAATGGATGAAAAAAACAATTTTTCGGTCGAGTACAGCGTAAATATTTGGGCTAAAAAGTGCAACATCCTGCCTGCAAAATTTAAAAAACTGAGTAAAAACTGTGAAGAAATAGGACTTTTTTTAGTCGAAAACAGTGTAAAAACAGATAAAAAACTGAGTAAAAATAGCAGTGAAATATATAAAATCAGTTGCCCTAAGTTATTGAAAAACAGGGATAACCATACAAAAAACTTGCAAGTAAATTGTAAGCAAGATAAAGAGAAAGATAAAGATAAAGAAGTAGATAAAGAGAAAGATAAAAGAACTATGTCGGCTAACGCCGACAGTCCTCCGGCGGATGACAATAAATTGAAAATTTCCAGGGGGGCGGATGATGTTGCTGTGATGGATGTTTACGCCTACTGGAAAACTATACTCGACCATCCGCGATCGCAAATAAAACCCACGGAAAAAAAAATAATAATCGCCGCTTTGAGGTCTGGCTATACGCAAGAAGACCTGAAGGCGGCGATACACGGGTGCAGTTTGACGCCGCACAACATGGGCGTAAATGACAGGCAAACACGGTATGACGGAATACATATAATTTTTAAATCAGAAAATATTGACCGGTTTATTAGCCAGTCAACCACGCCCAAAGGGGGTAGTAATGCAACAGGCAGGACAAATGGCACAACGAGCCGTCTCGACCATGCCCGGCGAATCGGCGGACACTTGGACAAAATCATCGCTGAGGAGTTTGGACAAGGCGTGGACATCCGCCCTTTTTAGCCGCTTTGAGGGCATTTGGGGAAATGCGTGGACAGACAAGTTTAGGTCTGAGCGGATGATGGAAATCGCCTTGGAAGAGTGGGCAATCGGCCTGTACGGCCTGTCCGGCGAACACATCAAGCGCGGTTTGGATGCGGCAAGGGCGCACTGCAAGTGGCCTCCCAGCATCGCTGAGTTTTTGGACTTGGCACTGGACAGGGGAAATTGGGAACACAAAAGCGAGGCATATAAACCAGCCCAGTTGGCTTTACCAAAGCCACGAAACCCTGAGATTGCAAAGGGCGGATTCAAGGCTATGCGTGATGTTTTGAACAAAAATTAACTTAAATTTAGGATATTTATGACGAACGAAAGCGTTAAAAAATTGGACACAAGCTGGGAATTGAAAGACCCCAACGGAATTACAACCTATTTGCCGTTGCATTTGGATTTTAGGCATGTGGGCAATGTTTACGATCACATGGAGCAATATTGGTTTTATTTTTTTAGCAGAAACATGGCTGCTAGAAAAACAGAAACCGAAAACAAACTTTTACAATCGCATTACGAATGGGTTTGCTTGGTTTGTGCAGAAAAAGCTGCTGCTATCGGTTTGGAAAAAGAAAGCCACTGTGAAATGCCTTGGATTGAATATGTTGAAGAAAACCGTGAAGAGAATTATGGCTGGTGGAAATTTATACACTATGCCGTCACCGGAAAGTGGCCTGAAGACGATGAAGAATTGCAGGAACAAATAAGGATGGATGAGTTTTTGGAATTTTGCCGGACAGGAAAATATCCCGAATGAGCGGATCGATTACCCTCGATTTTGAAAAGCATTTTAGTCAGATTGCCGGGGAAACTGTGAATGTCGAGTTTGCAAGTTACGGGCTTTTTGTATGGGGGCCTGAGGCGGCAACCGACAAAATAAAGCAATCTGACCCTGATTTTTTACGGTGGTACAGCGATTCATGCAAAGGCTGGTGCGCGTTTTTAGAGTCAACCATTTGAGTGTTAATAACAAATTTATGAAACCAAAATTGATTAAACGGGGCGAAATCTGGGTGTGCATATGCGGTAAAAAGTTTGCTGCCGCCCGCACACCAAGTGAAGCGTACAGGGAATTTATTTATCGTTTCCGGTAACTTATGATTAAATTTCCGTTGCCCCCTTCCACGCTTAGCCCTAATGCCCGTGTGCATTGGGCAAAAAAAGCCAAGGCCGCTAAAAAATATCGTCAAGATTGCCACCTTGCTACGCTATGTTGGCTGGAGCATAACCATGTCAATGAACCGATTGAAATAACCCTGCAATTTTGCTTTGCCACAAACCGTAAACGGGATGACGATAACCTGATTGCCTCGTTTAAGTCGGGCAGGGATGGTATGGCGGATGCATTGGGCATTGATGACAGCCGGATTAAGATAAAAGCTGTTGAAATCGTG